AGAGCAGGCTCCGGCTCCGACAGACCAGATTGATGTTCAGGTCGAACTGGTGGACGACAAGGAAGACAGGCCCGAAGTCGATATGGAAGGCAATGTCCTTCGTATTGAGCATGGCGACGGTTCAATCAGCATTTCGCTTGATGGCCAGCCCATTGAGAAAGCGCAGCGCAATAAGCCGCAGGGATGGTTTGCGGACCTGTCTGAAGACATTGATGATCAGGAACGGTTTCGCATTGCGGACCACCTGATTCGTGGCATTGAGAACGACCTTACAAGCCGTGAGGACTGGGTAGAGGCACGATCCGAGGGCATCAAGTTGCTTGGCCTCAAGATTGAATTGCCAAGCCTCGCGGGGACGCCTGACGGTGCGCCGGTAGAAGGCATGAGCAAGGTGCGCCACCCGCTTATGCTGGAGGCTGTGTTGCGTTTTCAGGCCAATGCCCGATCTGAGTTGCTGCCGACCGATGGCCCGGTAAAAGTCAGGGACGATGCCAACAGTGGATCGCCTGAGCGCGACCAATTGGCGGACGCCCTTGAAACCGACATGAACCATTTTCTGACGACGACGGCGAAGGAATACTACCCCGACACCGACAAGATGCTGTTTATGCTCGGATTTGGCGGCTGCTCGTTCAAGAAGGTCTACTTCTGCCCGCTTCGTGGCCGTCCGGTATCCGAATCAATCGACGCTGAAGATTTGATCGTGAATAACTCGGCGACAAGTTTGTCGACCGCCCGGCGTATCACACACCGTATCTACATGCGGCCCAGCGTCGTGAAGCGCATGCAGATCATCGGTGCGTTCCGGGATCTGGAACTTCCTGAGCCAAAGGCTCCCAACCTTGACGCGGTGCAAGAAGAGAAGAAATCGCAGCAAGGCATCCAGTCTCGCACGGTGGACCCCAATGACCGCGACCGCGAGATCTACGAGTGCTATTGCGAACTGAACCTCAAGGGCTTTGAGCACAAGATTGCCGGTGCCGAAACGGGCCTTGAAATCCCGTATAAAGTCACGATTGATGTGTCGTCGCGCCAGATCCTGTCGATTGTCCGTAACTACAACGAGGACACGGCGGATCTCCCCGAGGCGCGGGTGAACTTTATAAAGTACACGTTTGTGCCGGGCATGGGCTTCTACGATATTGGCCTGCTGCATATCCTTGGCAACACGACAAACGCTGTCACGGCGGCTTGGCGCGAGTTGCTTGATGCGGGCATGTACGCAAACTTCCCCGGCTTCCTGATGGCGGATACAGGCGCTCGCCAGAACACGAATATGTTCCGCGTTCCGCCGGGCGGTGGATCTCTGGTCAAGACGGGTGGCTTGCCGATCAATCAGGCGGTAATGCCGCTGCCATACAAGGAGCCGTCTCAAGCACTCAACGTTCTGGTCGAAAACATCAGCCAATATGGCCAACGCCTTGGCGGCACATCAGAGGTGGCGGTTGGCGAGGGCAGGCAAGACGCTCCGGTTGGGACCACGATGGCCCTGATTGAGAACGCGATCAAGGTGCTGAACGCGGTTCACAAGCGTCTCCATGCCGCTCAGTCGGAAGAATTTGAACTGCTGGGCCTGTGCTTCAAGGAGAACCCGCAATCGTTCTGGCAGCGTAACAAGAAGCCAGCATTGCCGTGGGACGAGAACCAGTTCCTGACGGCGCTGAATGATTTTGATTTTGTCCCGCAGGCAGACCCGAATACGTCGTCGAACACGCAGCGGATCATGAAGACAGCGGCGCTGATTCAGATGGCCACGACCGACCCGACCGGGTTCAATCTGCCGGAAGTGCGGAAGGAAGCCCTGATGGCGATGGGCTGGAACAATGCTGAGAAGTTCCTCGCTCCCCCGCAGCCCCCGCAACCTAACCCGCAGGATCAAGCAAAGGCCATCGACAGCCAAGCGAAGATGGTCACGGCGCAGGCCAAGATGATGGAAGTCCAGAACCGCGTGAATGGCGGCGAGAGCAAGACTGCAAACCCGATGGAGTTGCAGTTGAAGGCTATGGAAGAGAAGAACAAGGCGGCTGAGATCCAGCAAAGGGCGGCGGATGCCACGATGGATTATGAAAACCGTTTGCGAGACCGTGAGAGCCGCGAACGTCTGGCGGCTGTTAAACTTGCCGAGGAAGTCATGAAGAACCCAATGGACGGCATTCAGGTCGTTCGGTCACTTCTCGACCCCGGCATGCTCCAGCGTCTTGAGGCCAATGAGCCAACAGGCGCGCAACCCCTAGGGATGAATGGTTGAATATTTACAGCATCACTCGTCGGTGATCGTTTTTAGTTACTTCTCGTTCATGGCGTTTGCAGTAGCGTTCTGTGTTCAAAGGATGACGCTGCACTTCCTTGGCAAGTAATTGGAAATCGGATAGATTGTCGCCATCTCGGAGACTTTTTCGATGGCTGACAACCTCTCAGACGATAGCGCAATCCAGCAGGCATTGGCGCAGGCAAAGACTGTAGACACAAGCAGTCTGCCCGGCGCAGTCGTCAAGCCGTATGAGCCAACGTGGCGCGACCGTGTTGCCAGTTGGATGCTGGGCGACCAGCCATCGTTCAACAAGGAGCAGTTTGTCCAAGGTCTCGTTGGTTCGCGTGGTTTGGGAACGACTGGGTTCAGCGTTGCCGATGTGACGCCTGTCGGCCAAGTTCTCGGTGGCCAAGAAGCATTAAAATCTGGTGATTATCGTGGTGCTGCTATGGCAATGCTGCCAATGGAAGGCGGTCTTGGCCATGAATTATCATCAGCAGAAAATGCAATTTTAAGGAGAATGAAATATGGAACTTCCCAAGAAGGACCATTCTACCGCGTCCATCCAAGACCGGCAGGCGAGGAGGGATCAATTGCTGGCAGATCTGGACAAGAAACATGGCCCAGTTCGCCCGCTGATGCCGCACGAAGAGGACCGACTCCATACGGAACTCCGCAACTTGACCCGATCACGGGCAAAACATCACCTTTGATGCCATCGGCGGAAGCCAATATTCCGCTGAAGGCTGCAAACAAATATGTTGAGTCAATTGGATTGCCTCCAATTTCGCAGCCCGAAATGCCGCGTTCGTCGCTCACCAAACAAAGCGCAATTGGGCGCACATTTAATTTGGCGGCTGAAGGAAGCCCTGAATATAAATCAGCAATTTTTGATGCCTACGGCAGAATGATGCCTGAAGTCATTGAGCAGTCGGGCGCGCAAAATTACGATCAACTTCTTGAAGCCGCCTATCGTCAAATGGCAAAGGAAACCGCTGATCAGTTTGAAGCATTGCCTTTGCGATACTCGTTTCATCGTGCCGGTGAAGGAAATTACGAAAGCAGCGGCCACATGGTGAACGATGTTCACAACAATGGGCATTTGTTCGTTTATCAAGGCGGAGACAGGCACGACTTTTTGCACAATGTCGATCCAGAAACAGGCTTGAACGAGAATGAAAAATTTCGTGCCGTTCATGATGCGTTTGGTCACGCAATTTTAGGGAACACTTTTGGACCGCAAGGCGAAGAAAGGGCGTGGGGCGTTCATTCCAGAATGTATTCGCCTCTTGCGAGATTAGCGATGACCGCTGAAACGCGCGGCCAAAACAGCGTTGTGAATTACACCCCGCTAAATATGAAGACATTTGACCAACTTGGCCAAATTGAAATGCGCTTGGTTAGCGCAATCAAGGATGGTCGCACAGATGAAATTGAGGCTCTTAAAAGAGCAAAAACAGAGGCTATGCAGGATTGGCAATATGCTCCCAACAAAGCCGTTTTGTTGCCTCCTGAATTTCTCAGCACTGAGTATGCCGGAGGAATGCCGAGTTATATTCAACCATTAATCAAACCGGAACCCGGGACCACACTTTCTTCGACGCTCGCGCATTTTAGCCGAGATCCAAATCTGACGATGACCGATCCATCTCGCTATGGGACTGGCTTAAAGGGGGCTGAAAGAGAGCGCCTATATTCTGTGCCGGGCGGTGTTATGGATCGTTCATATTTTTATCTGGGTGATCCTAATCGTGTGACGCCGGAGCCGGGCCTTGGTTCTGCAAAATA